TGTGGTAGTATTAAGGGGAAAAACCCGTTTCCACTTTCCCCCAACCGGGTACCACGTTCGCACTACTGCGGCACCCATTCACGTGACCGCCTGCCGGGCACTCATATATTAACAAATATGAACTCTATGAACAAGGTAGTATTAAGGGGAAAATCCCGTTTCCAGTTTCACCAAGGGGGGTACCGCACAAACACTTCATGCAGTACCCCCTTGTACCTTCCTTTCTTAAATCATTTCACCATTCCAGTTATAATATTTCTCCGACTTTTCGCCGGAAAAATTATACGTTTCACCTCCTGCTATTTCTTCACCATTGAACTTGTAAATCGCCGTCGTTGTCTCCGGAGCATTTTTTACAAGACTTTCATCTTTGGCAAACCACGTGTAATTGTATTCACCTCCCAACTCTGTCTCGTTCTCCCTCGCCCGTACTATAACCTTGTCGTTGTACACTTCTACGCGCGCATCCTGCGCCTGATAGTTAGCACTCGGCAGGTTTATCATTGCCGCGCCATTGGGCACCTTATAGGCTTTTTGATTCGGGTACGGAATAGGATTGCCACTGCTATCAATATTGACGCCATCATTTATACCAGTCTGATACCTCCAATTCACATGAGTATGACCGGATAGCCAAAGCACATTGTCAAAGCCTGCTATTTCCTTGTAGAAATCCATGTCATATGCGTGTCCTGCGCTGTCTTTGGAAAAATAGCCTATTGAAGTGTATGTCTTTGGTTTATACGGTGTTCCAGTTCCTTGTGGCTGTCCAACGCTGAATGCAAACCCATTTCCGTCTGTGGTGCCTTGTTCCAACGGATAGTGCGTCACTACGATACAACGTTCTCCTGCTTCTTTAGCCGCTGTCAGTAGTGTTATCGCCTGCGTTCTCACATCCTCCGGATAGATAGGTTTTCCATCGTCCCACGTAGCACCCAATGCTCCACCCGCTTTATTGCCACTAATGAAAATGTAGTGAACTCCGTCTATCACCTTTTCTGACAATAGACTCTGCCCAGTAAGAGCCTCCCAGCTTTCTCGCGGCATTGTAGAATGTTGTCCGGCGTCATGATTGCCTACAACAACGCCCCCATTCAAAGCCACAAATTGTTTGATTAGATTTTTAGTCGGAGTGTTGTCAGCATTAAACAACCCGCCAGTGCCTACCAAGAAGTCACCGCAACAGATTGAAAATATTCCAGTCTGTGCGTCTTCGATATACCCCGATATTGCCGAAGGGAAAGTAGTTGCGTGAATGTCCGAACACGCATTGCATTTGTGAAGCAATTTACTCATTATTCACACTCCAATAGCATATAAGCGTTTGCCAGTGCTGTTTGTACGACAGTCGGGTCTTTGTCTATGCCGGAATAGCGCAAGAAGAAATATTTTGCGCCATCTGGAACTGAAAGGTCTGAATTAGCACCACCCAGTTTAATCACAGTGCCGCTTGCTTGTTCTGCACTTCCACCCATTGCTGTATAGTCTGCACGCACAAAAGCAACCCTGAATTTATGATTGCTTCCGCCGTCTGTGTAGACATAGTGCTTTCCAGCTTTAAGTTCATACAGACCTGAAACGCACGTAGCAACATATCCGCTATATTGCGGCGCATAAGGTTCGCCATCAGTATATGCCTGATTCGTAGAATTAAACATAAGAGTAGGTACGGCTGTTACAGTGGCGTCTGCTTTTTGGTTAGATATTGTTAGTGTGTTGGTTCCCGCGGTAGTATCTGCCCCAACTTTAACAGACGATTTGCGTACTTCGTTGATTGCTGTTCCAGTAGCGCGTTCGTAGTAACTTGCTGTCGGTGACTTTGCTTCCATGTTTATAGTAGTGCTTGCTCCGTCATCGACTTCTGTCGGCATAGGCGTGAATGTTACAGTCTGCGCGCCGTCTACTGTACTGTCGTAGGAAATTGAATGCTTAGTGACCTGCGCCTTCTCCCCCGTAACAACCGTACTTGTCACAAGCGTTCTCGCGTCATCAGTCAAGCACCTCACATACACAGTCTGTTCACCCTCAACCACTGTGATACTTTCAATCACTGCCCCCGTCTCGTTGCTCAAATAGTCCTTTGTCCAGCCGTCGTGAATAGCATTCTGATATTGGTCAGTATGAATGACAGTGAAATTTGCGATAGTAAGCACATCACCGGCTTTAGGATTATTCACCCCATTATAAATGGCGTTAATCTTGTTCACCTTCGGTGCTTCGCTCACCGTAATCCCAACAGTCCCCGAAACCAGCGGACTTGCGACCAGTGAAACAGTGACAATTTTCTCCCCCGCAGAATCTGCGCTTTCCGGGCTGACAGCCAAACCGCTGTTATCCGTAATTGTAGAAGAACTTCCATAACTGTAATTCACCGTGACATTGAACTTCCCCTTTTCCAAGAACTTATCCCCCGGAAAAATTCTTGCCACGCCACTATTCAGCGTATAAGAATTGACCACCAAGTTGGTCGTAGTCGCGTCACTCACGTAAACGCTTACGCCCGTACTCTTACCCTCATACTCAATAATCACCAACGTAGTTGGCGTGCTGTTAGCAGTCGCCGGGGTGAAAGTGTAAGCACTCACAGCCTTGTTCGTCCCGTTGTTATACTCTGCTGTCACGGTGAACATACTCTTTGTAAACGCTGTCCCCTTGAAAATAGTTCCGCCAATCCAGCTTGCCCTTATCCTCGTAACGCTCAAAGCCACAACCGTCACTGTAGCCGTAGCTTCCTTCTCCTGATACGTAAACTTGACAACCTGCTCCCCGGCATTCAGCATAGTGACAGGCGTGAACGTGTAATCACTTACAACGTTGCTACTGCCGTCATTATACTTTGCCGTGACCTTGAACATATTCTTCGTAAGGTTATCCCCAACATAAATTGTCCCGCTCCCAACATACTCCGCCGTAATTCCGGTCAAACTAACCGTTCCAACCGGAACACTCACAGTCGCCGTCTTTCCCTCCAAAGTAATCGTAACCTCTGTAGGATTGGCACTCGCAACCTGCGGGTCGAAACTGAACTCTGTAACCGGAACAACGCTCCCATCACTGTACGACGCTTTAACGGTGAACATATCGCTTGTCAGCGCCGTATTAGGATAGATAATCTGTCCGTAACTCCATTCTGCCGTAATCCCCGTAATAAACGGAGCGCCGCCCCGCAAGATATTTAGCAGATATGTAGCCGCAGTCTGCCCCGTGCTTGCGTCATCATACACAAGGTGTTCAAGCACTGTAGCAAAATACTCAACAGCGGCGTCGTTCCACTTGCTATCTCCGCCGCCTTCAACAGTGCCAATTGCCCACTCTCCGCCTACGACCTTTGCGACCTTCCCGTTGTCCGCCGCACTTACTGTAGGCAAAAGCTGTGGGACAATTTGGTCGTAGAATCCTTGTGCAGTGTTCAATACCCAGTTCGCCCTTGCTACAACATCGTCATTAGCACCCTGATACCCGTTAATCTGATTCGCCCAGTTTGCGCCGTTATCAGTCAGCACTTTCAGCCTGCCGACGTCCCCCTCTGTCAAGCTGTTCATAAGCTGAATCCCGGCATTCGTCAAGCTGTCAATCTTCTGTCTTTCCTCGTCAGTAATTCCTCCCCCTCCAATAACGATATTGTCAATTTCCTCCTGCAATTCCTTCTGTACTGTCTCAATCTGATTGAGAATCTTGCACAGGAACTCATACTTCGTGATACTTCCGTCAAAGGTCAGCGGTCTGATTGTGTTCCAGTTCTTATCAAACATATTCTTCATTCCTTCCTCTTAATATAACAGCATAAAGCAACATTCCAGCTTCTCAAACACCAGCTTATCCACGTTCATGATATTTTCCCGGAACTCCTGAATCAATCTTCCGTAGCTTCGGAAGCTACTTTTTCCATACACTCTTGACACAAGGGTTCGTTCTGTTTTGTCGTTTCCTGCTTCGCTTCCTGTTCTTGTGCTGTCAACGCTTGCACCTCTTGTAGTATCTCGTTTTGCCTCGTTAGTATTCGTTGTAGTGTTGTCTCCAACGCTTCTATTTGCTGTCGTGAGATACGTCCCCTCCCAAACATTTTCCAGCTTACCCTGCGGCGTGTCGCTGAAAGTCTGTTTGCTATCGCCGTCAAACTTCTCCGTATTCTTTCCGCTATCTTCCGTATTTTCTGTTTCATTTCTATGCATTCCTTCCGTCACATTGGTATTCCTTGTGCTGTTGACTTCTGTGCCGCCCTTCGTGTCAGTCGTATAGTCAATATCCGTAAGCGGGTCGTACTTAAGTTCCACGCTCTTGTAGAACTCATTCATTTCCGGCATAATCTCTTGAAGCGTCTGCATTAGTCTCAACTTCCACTCGCCGACAGTTTCCTGCCCAATCTCCCGCATATAGAAATGAAGCAGGATTTTCTCCTCAAACGTTTTCCTATAGTCCTCGTTCCAAATAGGAAAGTCAAAGTCAAAAATCTGCGGCGCGGCTTTCTCTATAATTCCCGGCACATCTCCAACCTGTGTTTCAATTGTAGCATTGGCAAGCTGTTCGCAGATATAACGAACTTCCATGGTGTACTTACTCATTATCTTCACCACCTTCCTCTGCCGTTTGACTGTTCATGGAATCAACGCCCAATTCCGCGCTCATGTCCTTGTACTCGCACCACACGTTCAGACCGAACATTCTGTTGAGTTTCTCGCAACCCTCCTGCCGGGCATTCAGGCGGCTGTATCTACTTGCGAACGTTCCGCCCTGATTCCTTGCGACCTCGTCTCTTATCATTCTTTCCTGCTTCTCGTTGCCGATATTCGGAATGCCCAAATAAGTAAGAGCCTCGTTCCAAATCTGTGTTTTGAGTTCGTAGAGCCTGTCGCCAACATACGGAGCAGTCGTATCAATTGTTTTCACATTGTCCATGGACAAAGCCTTTGAACCAATAATCATTGGTTCGTTGCCCATCCATTTCTGATACATCCGGATATAGCTGTTTCTTTCCTTCTCGTCACACAGGATTAGCACCGGGCTTTTCTGCGCTTTTACGTTTATGTCAATCGTTCTGTCAAGGTCGGCAAGCCTTGCGCTGAACATACGCACATCCAGCATTGAATTTGTCCGCATATAGTTATTGAAAATAATAACGCTATTGCTTTCATCCAATTCATGATTATACCCATTGTCAGCGTAAGCCCTTCTTCGTGTCGGCACTTGATACAAGTCAAGCGTCCCGCTACCTGCTACAGGCAGACCAAGGAAGCCCATCACATCGTCCTTGAAGAAAACAGCCTGCCCCATTCTGAAAAGTGTCAGTTCCAAATATCTCTTGTCGCAAGTATCTGGAAGCCCTGTCCACTCAAACATACTCATGGACAACTCGCAAAGGCGGTTGTAATACTGACTATACGTATAACCGTTTGCCAGTTCGTCAAGAGAAGGTATAGGCGGGGCTACAGGGTCGCAGTCCCATTGTTTAGTTTTACTCATGTAGCAATTATCTCCTTTCCTTTTGAGACAAGGTCAGCAATTCTCGCTCGGTAGGTATGCGCTCCGCGCTCAACGACATTTGTTTTGACATATGAACCGTCTTTCTCAATTTCCCATGTGACAGAACGGTCGCCGGGTAGTACAGTTTCCACTTTGCCGCCATCGGAATAATACAGTTTTATAGCGCGTACACTGTCAGCAAGAGGCGTGCCAGCAAGCGGGTTTCCATCAAACAGGTTATCATCCGACAGGGCAATAGATGTTAGCGTCCCGTTGTTCAGCGTATAGTCGCCAATCTGTACGTCCGGATTCCAGAATGTAATTCCCCGGTTAAAGATTTTTTCCAGCGTATCCATGTCTGCCGCGTTCATGCCAGTGCTATAGTTGACATTGGTATTCACAAAGTCAGAATACCCATCAGAATTATGCAGTACGCAACCGCAGGTTTTGATATATTGCCAATAGTGACGGTTATAAACGCCGGGCTGTTTTAGCTTCTTGACAGCATATCCATAATAGGTAAAGAAATTGTCAATGGTTTCAGCCGTTTCGGAATCAATGGACTCCCTGTATACAACAATGTCGTTCTCCTTTAGCTGTGCCATTATATCTGCGGCTGTCATGTTTCCATATACAGGAGCAGGTGCTTGATGCAAGTCGTATAGCGTGCCGACAAGGTCAATCATTGAAGAAAGACTGCCAGCCCCCGCCCTTATTTGTTCGCCAGCACCACCCTTCTGCGTTGTGGTTTCTGTCCGTGTCTGCCGCAATGTGCCTGTTGTAACCTGACGTCCAGTAGCCGGATTCCTCGCTGTTTCCTTCATAGTTTCTACCGTGCTTCCGGTAAGAACAGAGCCTCCGAACTTTCCAACTGCAACAGCCGCGCCAGCAGAAACGACGGAGTTAAGGGCTGACGAAACAAGTTTTCCCCGGTTTGCTCTGATATATTCCGCATATGCATTGCCTTTGTACGGAATTTCTATATCGTAACAAGCTGTAACGGTATTCTCTATCAGCCCTTTACCGATATAATTTGTAGGATAAAGGCAACAAGTAGGCGTTCCGGAAAGAAAGTAATACATAGTGAAAGTGGGGCGGAAAGGATTAGAAAACCATTCAGGTCGGTATTCAGCTTGAACCCCAGCCTTATTGCTTGCGACCAGTCTCGTAAACGGGGAAGTATACAACTTATTATTCTTTGCCACATAAGAGCGTTTACCACGAAACGGCTCAGATGTGTCAAGATTGAACGGGATATCCTTTCGCCCGAACCCTCCATGTTCATCAAGAGCAGGGGGGCTCGGGTGCGTGCCGTTTGTGAAAAAATCGGGATATATAAGTACGCACACAATATCCTCGGCATTCAAACCCTCAATTGCTCCCCACCCTATCCATGTTAGCAGGCTGTTTATAGAGTAATATTTACCATTTGCCACATCACCTATTATTGTATTATCTGACGCAAAGTCGCCTGTAGCTTTAACATTCTCTACTGGTATATCGGCATACCATGAGAAATTTGTTGGCAATATTCCGTTGCTGGTGTTCTCAAAACTTTCCTTTATTATAATATCTTGACTATATCGGGAGTTAAAGCCTGCCATTGGGGTTGGTGTCTTAAAGTCAATATTGAAAGTAATCGTTGCGATACCGCTTTCCGTTATAGTAGCACGGCTAACCGGGTAATCAGCCTGCGCTGTTGGCAAAGCGGCTACCGGAAATGGTTTACTCAAAACAAGCATTGCCCGATAAGAGCCGAAATCCTGTGACACTTCTTTGACCTTGATATACTGCCCAGCTGTAACAGGTTCTGCCACAATATTAGCACCAATTGTGTCATCCCTCACGTGTTCTCTTTCCACCATGCAATCCGCGAACCTGTAATCAAACAGCCATGTCTGCATAGGGTCGATAGTGTAGAAAATTTCACTCGTTTCCTCGTTGACATAATCCACTCTGTCAATGAACGCATAGAACCAACGCGACCTGCCGCTTTTGTCCTTGTACCCTGTGTTCTGAAACATGAGATAATTGCAGTCATAAAGAGCGGCAGTTTTCAACTCTACCTTGATAGAATCTTCGCCTGTTCTTATATACCGCAACCCAGTCATAGGCTCACTGCCAAGAATATGCTTCGCCCTTGCAGAAAAGAAATTCTGCTGTGCCGAAAGAGACGCAAACCTATAGGTATTCTCCAAATCCCTATCCAGTTCTATACCCTTCAATATCTTTACAACTGTATCAGGCGTAGGCATAAAATTCACCTCCTTTTAACAAAGAAGCCCCGGAGTATTTCATCCGGGGCTGAAAATTTACTGTCAGGACAGCATGGTTTTCTTGACAAGCTGAAGGGTGTCCCCCACCTTGACAGTAGATGCCATCTTCCCGGCAGTATACGTGGAAGACCCGGTAGCGTAGGTATATTCAACGCCGCCAATCTCACATTCGACAGATACACTGCCAGCGTTTGCGGGATAGATATACACGCCATATCTCTGAACAGCCACCTTTGCCTGAACAGCGTCAAGCGTCTGTTTGAAGATAACGGTGCCGGGCTTGAGCGTTGCGGCTTCATCATTGCTTGCGGACTGCTTGACATCCAGCGTAATGACAGTGCCGACATCAGCCACATCCTTTGCAACGACTTCCGCGGTGTACTTGTCCGCCGGAGTGATAGCGGCGGCGTCATCGACAAACACAATAGCGTTTGCGAAAGGACTATGGGAAACGTCCTTCTTCATGTTGTAGAAGTAGTTCCAGTAGTCACCGGAATTGACAGGTGTCGTACCCAGTCTCGTGTAGTGGTCGTAAATCTGGAACCAGTCCTCGTCAATAAGGACAGCCTTTACGTTCGCCATAACCGCCAGTTCTGCGGCGGTAACTTCCTCTACCTGATTGCTTTCAGCGCGGATAGTGTTCCAGCGCTCATTGTCAAACGTGGTGAAGTCATCAATCAGGCGCAGGCGCCCCATGAAATCAGCCTTCTCCATGTTGAATGCCGCAGACAGAACCTTCACATCATATTCAGCATTATACGTGCTGTCCATGAAAATCTGCTGTCTTTCCTTCGGGCAGTCATTCTTGACCTTTGCCTCGTTGAAATCAGGACGCAGGAAAGTCATCAGGTTAGACTTGCCACGGAACTCAATAGCGGCAGAAGAATGGTCTGCGCTATCGAAGGCAACGGTCTTGATTTTACCGTGGGCAATTGCCTTGATAAGCATATACTTGAACAGCAGGAATTCATCATACTCTGCCGCCTTGTAAATGCTGTCAACCAGCTTCGCAATGAAGCCATTCAGACCATCGGCAGAAAGGAACGCCGTCCGCAGGTCATAGTCGCTGATAGTCAGCGGGTACTGTACCTTCCAGTTGATAACATGGAAAACGCTTCTCACGTCCGGGATAGTTCTTGCGAACTCGCGGGCAGGAGCCTTCTCCGGGTCAAGAGTGCGGACGCGCGCAATCTCGACAAAAATGTTTTCAACAGTTTCGCCGAACTCAAGATAGCCTTTCTTAAGGTCGCGGTACGGGTTGTTGAACGTTGCGCTCTGAATCTTTACAAGCGCGATACGGTTCAGCAGTGCGTTGATGAAAGTATTCGACAGCGCAGGAGAACCGTAGATAATTTCGCCGACTACGGGAATATCGTCGACAGATGCGACCTGCGGCACTGCGGACTGATATTCCAGCGGGGCGTTAGCACGGATGACATTCAGAATGTCAATCGTACTCGCATTGAGCGTAGAATTGATTTTTCTTGCCACTTAATTTTCCTCCTTGAACAAATCTTCATACCTTGTTTTGGGCTTGTCTTTTTCCTCGCCTTTCCCACCACGGGATTCATCGACAGGCGCATAGAATGTTTCTTTGAATTTCTTGCGCCAAGAGGAATCCAGTTCATCAATTCTCTGCTGATATTCTCGCTCAATTTGAGCAGAATTTGCGTTGCCGGACAAGGTGTCCCGGACGTCAGTCAGCAGTGCGATTGCTTCATCAGTTGTGGCGTCAGGTAGTGCGTCACCAATTGCCTGAAGCAGTTCGCTGTCAGTTCTCTTTGCCATCGTGCGTTTCCTCCTTTTCAAGAAAAGCGCTGATTTTTTCAAGCAGAATCGTGTTCTGCTGGATAGTCGTGCGCAGTTCTTTGATTGTGTTGTTGATGAAGTACATCAGACCGCAACAGGCTGCAATGGGGAAGCCAACGTTGGAAATCATGGTTATAATGGTGTCCACAGAAATCCCTCCTTTCTTTGCCTATAGTATAGCATAGCGAAGGTGAAAAGTCAAGTCGCAATAATTTAACTTTTGGTAAATTCACTTTTGCTTGACAAAGGACTACACTTGTGCTATAATATAGATACGGAAAGGAGGGCGAAAGGAAGTATGGGCGTATACTACGATGGTACAAGGCTTTTGTCTATGAATGACTTGAATGGGAAGAAGCCGGAGATTTTCATTGTTACCACTAACCGAACCGGAGGAAAGACCACATATTTCAGCCGTTTGTGCGTCAATAGGTACAATGACAGCGGGTCTAAGTTCATGTTGCTGTACCGATATAAGTACGAACTGGATGAATGCGCGGACAAGTTCTATAAGGATATCCGGGGGCTGTTTTTTCAGGGTACGGAAATGAAAAGTCAGAAGCGTGCAAGTGGTGTTTTTCATGAACTTTTTATCAATGATAAGCCATGTGGGTACGCTGTGCCTCTTAACTCCGCTGATTCTATCAAGAAATATTCGCATATTTTTAGTGATGTGGATAGGATGATGTTCGATGAATTTCAGAGCGAAAATAATGACTACTGTCCCAATGAGGTGCAGAAGTTTATTTCCGTTCATACGTCTGTGGCAAGAGGACAGGGAAAACAGTTAAGGTATGTTCCGGTATATATGCTTTCAAACCCTGTCACTTTGCTGAATCCGTATTATATTGAAATGGGTATATCGAACAGATTGCAGGTTGACACTAAGTTTCTTAAGGGGGACGGGTTTGTGCTTGAACAGGGCTTCAATGAGGCGGCTTCTAAAGCGCAGGCCGAAAGTGGTTTCAACCGGGCATTCGGTGCTAATAAATATGTCGCGTATTCTGCGCAAAGCGTCTACCTTAACGACAATAAAACCTTTGTCGAAAAGCCGGAAGGACACGGACGCTATCTTGCTACTTTGCGATATGAGGGGAAGGACTATGCAATACGCAGTTTTGACGCAGAGGGCGTTATTTACTGCGACGATAGAGCCGATATGACCTTCCCCGTCAAATTGGCTGTTACTACGGATGACCATAGAGTAAACTATGTTATGTTGAAACGCAATGACTTGTTCTTGCAGAATCAAAGGTATTTCTTTGAAAGAGGTTGCTATAGGTTCAAGGACTTGTCTTGCAAGGCGGCTGTTCTCGCCGCTCTTTCATACTGATATCCTCTTGCGTTTCGATTGCTGTCAGAGCAGGGAAGCAACGCTGAAATTATGCGTCCTGTATCTGTGTCGGTTTTGCTAACCGCTTCTATCGTTCGCAAGTTACGGATATAAAAAAGCCCCCGCAAGGAGTAATCCCTGCGGGGGTGAAATTTTTTTAACCCCATTGAGTAGCCATTGCTTCGGCTATTCCCGGAAACGTTTTGCTTCTCATTGTAGGGCTTCTGTGAACATTTACCCATTCTGCAAGAGGCGTAACGATATTTGTAGGTTTCAGAAGCGGCAATCCGTACAACCAAAGACAGGTGCGTTTCTTATACGGGTCGCCAAACATCCACGGCTGGATTATCTGTGAATGCGGCGGTAAATCCCAGTCCTTCATGGGCATAGGATTTGCTATGCATACTTTGCTTCGCCTTGAAGCGTCCACGAAAAAACTGAAAAAATTTAGCGGCTTCCTCCCCTTTCTTATAGCGCTCGTAATCTTTTATTGGGCAATATTCAAGAATAGGGTCATATTTTCCGAACGTCCAACAGCGCCCAGCTAAGGACAAATATGTGCAAGGCGGGTGCGCTATAATCAAATCCCAGTTGTCCTCCTTTATTGGAACTCTTACGTCTCCTTCAATATGCCATTCGGGGTGCCCTCCGCTACAAGGCTTTATGTCGCAACTATACGCAAGGTGTCCGCGTTTTCTGAATGCTATGCATACACGTTGTGATTCCTCACAAGCAACAAGAACTTTCATTTGTTCCTCCTTTCAAGGTGTTCCAGCATACATTTACGTGAGCCGGGACACCTTTTTTCTGTACAGTTCAGGCAGACGTCTATTTCCTCTTGCGTTTCCTCCGAAGACTCTTTGCGTTTGTTCGCTTTACGCTTTTGTAGATTCTGCGAACCGCGCAACGCTCCGTTTACTGCAACGCAAACAAGCCTGTTTTCAAACTCGCTTCTTTTTCCCAATCAGTTCTCCCTCATTTCATACGTAGTTTCACATAGCAAGACGCCGCCGGGAATGCGCTTCGGCAGAAGTTTACCCGGAACTTTAAGACCAATTTTGAAGTCCTCCAATTCAAGTTTCTTGCTAAAGAATTTTTGTTCTTCGTCTGATAGGCTATCTATGAATTTGACTTGTTCTTCGTCTTTATCTTCTTTTTTAGTAATGTCAAAGCCTGTTATGTTAGCAATGAAAAGCTGTTTTGAACGCTCCGGCATACCTGCACATTTTACGTTCCATATGGGTTCAGGCAGCGGCTTCAAATCGTGCGCTACTTCGTGTTCGATATAGGTTTTCTGTCGCACGAACAACGCCACGTCCCAGCTTGATTCTATCTTCCAACAACAGAACGCTGTTTTGTGCGTCTTTATTCCAACAAGGTCGGAAGCTGGAAGGTCGCAGTGAATACTGTCTGTGTCGGCATAGATAAAACCGGGCTTGTCTACGCCGTGATAGTTATGCTGTGCCGCACGTATTGTAAATTCGCGGGCATAGGAAGTGATAGCAGAACCTACTGCTATATATCCGGGCTTTTTGTCCTCTTGATGAACTACCCGGAAAGTTAGAGAACCATCCTCTTTTATGGATGCCACTTTGAATGAAGAATCAGGGGAAGATGCCATTTTGCCGTATAGGTTGTTCAGGAACAGCTTTGCAAGAGTTCGCACGGCGCCCTCTGATTCCATTTTTATCTTTCGATACTTGTCAATGTACTTGTCGAAAATTCCTTTTCGTGCCTTGAAATAACAGCCGTCAAGAATCTCGAAATGTACAAGGTCATAGTGTTCTTGTATTAGCTGAAAGTCTGTACAGGTCAATGTCATTTCGACAGTTGCTTCCTTTAGCTGTCCATCTGTGCCATAGTAGTACGGAAAGTATTCCCCTGTTGAACCGTCAAAGATGTCGGAAGTTTCAAGCATTTCTGTCGCCTTGTAGAGAAGGTTGTTTTTGATTTGAATGAAAGGCAGGAAACCTTCACGCAAGTAGAAACGTGTTCTTACACGAACGAAAAAATACTTGTTTGAGCCGCGGGCTTCAAATGGGATATAATTTCCGCTCCAAAAGGTTGGTTCTCCGACAGGGTAAACACTGCCACTTTCGGAACTCATGACGGAAGGATAAAGAGAATTTACATCTGCCGTTACGCCGTTGTAATGCAGTTTGTTTTCCTTACCTTTTACGTAGTAGCACCAGCCGCCACGATAGGATTTGCGTATATACTCGCCTGCATTCTTGTAGCCATAGATTTTTTCATCAATCTCTATTTTGTAGAGGTCAGGGAACAGGTCTTTGTACATGAAATAGCCGATAATTTTCCGGTATTCATCAAGGCAACATGAGCCGATTGTTAGTTTTTTGTGTCCTTGTAGAAATACAATCTCAAGGGCTTCTTTTACAACAAGAACGTCATTAGCTATGTACGCCTGTTCCTGCTGTGTTATCTCGCAACCGGGATAACGGAAGCCCTTGTATTCCATGTCTAACTTATGATGCTTTGTTCCGAAGCTATCGCCTATTTCCCTAACGGAGAAGGGAAGAAGTTTTAGTGAATCGCGGAATTCGATAAAGTGGTCGTTTATCTTTACAATGATTGTATACCATTGCCCCATGTCGGATATGCTGTATCGGAAAGTGTTGTTCTTCATATCCTTGTCATGCAACCAGTATTCCCCTCCATTCTCGTCTTTTTCAAGGGCTTGTTTGAAGCCTCTGTCTATCAGTATATAGGACAGAAGAAAGGAGCCGTCAAATTTCAGATTGTGGAAGTAAACTACAAGATTGCAGGACAAGGATGTGAAATATTCAAACTGCTCTGAAATGGAATGGTGAATGACTACAGAATCGTCTGCCGCGAAAAGCTCCACGCTTGCCGCCGCCCATACTTGCGTGTCCTTCTGCCCCTCGTAAACCGTTGTCTCAAAGTCCGCTACAAGGTAGCGGCATTCTCGACGCTTCAAGCCTGCGGCGGGTCAGAATGAACATTACTTTTCTTCAGGGGGGCAGTCTACCACTTCGATTTGCGGGCGGTTAAAATCAAGGTTAAAAGTGTCGCCTTCGAACCGATTGCAGAAGGCACTTTCCAAAGTCACATTCCAGCCCGCTATTTCACCTGTTCTGTCATTGCAATCAAGCGAAATGCCCATGATGAAATACCCATCTACACTATCATGAGCAACAAGACAGCCACTGTGTTCACAACCTTCACGGCTTATTTTAACGATGTCACCGACAAACAGGTTGCGACCGCTTTCAAGTCTGTAGGGCGTTTTTTCACCTATCTTGCCAAGGGAAGTATTTCTGCCAAACGCCCAACGAAGGTAAAGGCCTTTTGAAGGGGCTGCGGGAGGTGCAATACAGATTTGAAAGAGCATATTGTACTCGGAAATGCTACGGGTTGAAATATGGCGAACTTCGCCAATAGCTGTGTCAAGCTTACAATTGACGCAACAAGCCTCAATATCCTCACGCTTTTTGTTAATTTTAAGCACGATATACATCGTGCCTGTGTGAATGGGGTTTGTTTTCGCGTCAGCGTGCATTATAATAGCGCCCACCTTCAAATTTTCAAGTTTCATTCTTCATCCTCCAATATCTTTTTTATTTCTGTTTTTCCGGAGTTTATGTCTCCGTTTGTCTCCATCAAAGTGTAAAGCACTGCGTCATATACGGTTTTGTATTCCGGTGAATCCTTTGTAATTCCGTACATTGAAACAAGTTTGCGGGCTTTGGCTTCCAACCTGCTCTTTGCGGAAGCTACTCTGTGTTCCGCCTTGAATGCGGAAGTATAGCCTGCACGTTTGTCTGACACTGTTTGCTCATAACTGTCACCTTCATCTTCCTCTTGCGCGTCTGAAAATCTGCCGGAAAACATTTCAAATTCTTCGGCTGAAAGGGGACGGGCAAACAGCGCGTTAACGAAGCCCGCAAGGCGTTGACGTTTACGGTCTACGTCTTGATACCCCATGATTATGCGAACTTCCTCCAGCAAACTCTGCTGTCGTGCTGTCTCTGCTACCGCAGGGCGTCCACGCTCTGCTATTGCTTTGTCAAAAGCTGTGCGGATAAGTTTCGCATATTCACGGTTAGCCGGGCTGTCGTTGTACATGGATGAAATCATACGGTCAATCTCTGACAGAACCATGTCAGTTTCCTGCGGGGCTTGCGCTCCCGCTGATTGAGCCATGCGAAGTTGTTCAGGAGTAAGATTCAAGTGACCGTTTTCAAGGGTAAATGATTCTGCTGTTATTGAGCGCAAGCGCTCAAGTTCTTGTTTGGAAACTCGTGCAGGGCGGTCGCCTATAAGGTCAGGAACAGAGACTTTGTGCCTGCGCTCAAACTCTGAAACTCTGTGGCGCGCAAGTGATTCCTCATAGTACCACTGCTGTTGTCGCTTTGTAAGGGAACGGCGTTTTGCCATGTGTTCCTCCTTGCAGTAAAGCCCCGGTGATTAGCCGGGGCTGTCAGTTTGTTTAGAGAATGGAGCAGGTTATGAAACAGCCCTGCTGATTCTTCGAGGGAACGGTGTAGGCGCGAACGGAAAATTCCTCCGCTTCTCCCGTCTCGGAAACCATCTCGGTGAAAATGTCGATGAATGCTTCCTTGAAAGACGGGGAAGAAGTGTAATACTTCGTTCCGTCAGAAGCAAGGACAACAAGAGTGCTGTAGTCCTTGTTCTCGGAGCGCTCGTTATGAATCTCAACGTCTGCCCAAAGGACAGGGGAAAACTCAACACTGCCGTTCTTCAGCGCGGCGTTGATTTGAGTGGCGTCCGTGGTGTCCTTCATCATGATGCGCTCACGGGCAGTCAGGGGACGCGAAGAATTGACGATTTTTGCGGAATAGCCTTCCATTTTGTTTACCTCTTTCATTTATTGAACTTTTTTTTGGGATTTTTGAGAAGTGGGTTACATGGGTTTGGATTTGTCGTAGAAGTCTTGAACTGTCATAAAACGCCGGGTTGTAGTTGTGGCTTTGGTTACTACTCGGATAGGGGTGTAGCGTTTGTCCATGTCAAGTTCTTTGTAGTAACGGCGCATTGCTCGGAGAATTTCATCGTTGTTCTTGAAGTTGTCAACAAGGTGAAATTCTGTTTCAACCATTGCACGGGTTTCGCTGTCAGCTACAAGGATTGTTCCCTCTGTAAGGGTAAGGGTTCGGGAAACTACAGGCTTGCGCATTGTGGTATACCTCCTTTCGTGTTTTGGTTATGGTGCAAGCCGCAGGAGTTGAACCTGCGTCATGAATGAGAGGAACATGAGAACGGTCGCTTGCATGAGGCTCGGTTAAGAGCCTGTAGGTTAGATTTCAGATATTGTAAGGTCGCCCACTGTTTCGTTTGTGGTTGTGATTGTTACCGTTAAGGAAGCGGGGTTGGATTGCATGAATTTTATTGCAGAGATAATGGTATCTGTTTGAAGCCCTACATATTCAGCAAGGAATGCCCGCGCGTGGCGGAGTGTCCAAGCTGAAAGGGTGGGGTAGAAAATGATTTGTCCGGATAGAGGGTAGTACGCTATTGCAGGGCGGTCGTAGGAATAAAGGACTGTACATGGCGTGGAGCGCGTGTTGTCAGGGGAGTGCTGAAGGACGTAGGCGTTTGCCTTCTTGAAAAATAAAAGGCGTGTTTTGGGTGGCATGGTTTTTTGCTCCTTTCAAATTTTGGCAGGTGTTAGGTAAAAAAGGCATTGTTTTTGAGTGAAGGGAAAATAGGGTGGAAATGCAGAGAAAATTAGAATAGGGTAGCGCAGGAAGATGGGAGAAGGAAATTTACCCCCCTTATGTGGGTCATGCGGTCATGTGACTGGGTCAGGCGGTCGCGTGACTTTCTCATGTGGTCGCGTGACTGTTTCATGTGGTCGCGTGACTGTTTCATGTGGTCGCGTGACTGTCTCATGTGGTCGCGTGACTGTCTCATGTGGTCGCGTGACTGTCTCATGTGGTCGCGTGACTGTCTCATGTGGTCGCGTGACTGTCTCATGTGGTCGCGTGACTGGATGGTCAAATCAGCTGAAAACGTCAAGGTATGGCTTTACCCCGTCAAACCATAGCTTGACGGGGTGAAGCGGTCGCGTGACTGGATGAATCAATAGCGGCTCGGCATGGTCGCGTCGTATTCTATGCGAACATTGGCAAGCTGGTAGACGTGGCAGGCGGTGCGCGTCACGGTGCGGATTCCTTTCATAACGGCGTCTGGATCTGCGTCGATGTATTCCCGCACAAATGCGCGCATGTGCCTCTGCGTCGTTAATGACCACGTGCCGCGAACCTTGAGAACGGGCTCGGGCGTGTCCGTGTCAAATACCACATCAATAACACGGGTTGCATACGACACAAGGGACACGCCGCGCGGGCTGTCATAGTGAACAGCATATGCAGAAGAATACGGGGCTAATTTCAAACGGGCTTTCATGGTTGCTTTCCTCTCATTCCCCCGGCGTTAGGTTAACGCGCCTTTTTGCCGGGATAATGCCCGCGCCCGGCGTAAGAGGTTAGCCGGGGCGGGTGCGTGGATTCAGTCGGCGGCGTCCGTGTCCGCCGGGGTGGTCGCGGGGCGGACAACCTTTACGGCGTATTTCAGAAACAGGGTTTCCGGCATACTGTAAAGGTTTTCCGTCTCTGTCTGATTTGTGATAATCGCCGGGGCAAAGTCCCCGACCATTCCGCGCCGCGTTTCATCAAGGACTTTCAGCGGGTCAATGTTTGAACCCGTGCGGGTGGTGGTGATTGTGCGCGGTTGCATGGTGTGCAAGTCAAGCCCGACAATCTCAAACTCGGTGCTTTTGATAGTGCGAGTAATGGTACGTTCAGCCATTTCTATTTCCCTCTTTCCCCCGGCGGCGGGTTCGTGCGCCCTGCGCCGGGATAATGCCCGCGCCCGGCGTAAGAGGTTAGCCGGGGCGGGGGTGGGTTAAATTTCGCAAAGTAACACGGAATAAAGCCGCGAACCTGTCGGCACGTCTACACGATACTGACAATATACATCAACACGGGCATAAACGGGCGACACAGTGAAAGAGAAACAGTCATTTGAAAGCCGTTCCGGATGAATAGTATTTCTGCAGTTATCGCGGAGTGTTTCGCCAGTATATAAGCGGGGTTTCTTTTCGGAGAAAATTGTCAAAAGGTCGGCGAACTTTTCGCCGTCACTTTCAGACCACGACGCGGAACATAATACATAATCTGTCTTCATATCCGTTACACGTAAGTAGATATTTTTCATGCGGTTTTTCCTCCCATTCCTCCCGGCGGCGGGTTCTCGCGCCCGTTACCGGGGTACGTTGCCCGCCTGTCCGGAGGAATGACGGCGGGGGTTCAATTGGCAATGAGCGGAGTAAGGGGCGGGCGGTGGGGCTGTCTCATGCCCGCGCCTGTTCCCTTGCTTGTGCCTATATTGTACCACAAACGGGTCAGCAATTCTTGCTTATTTTGTAACTAAATTGTAACGGAATTGTAAACGATGAAAAGGGTGAGGAAGTTAATATTTTGTTCATAGAGTTCATATTTGTTAATATATGAGTGCCCGGCAGGCGGTCACGTGAATGGGTGCCGCAGTAGTGCGA